CATCGCGTCATATTCGATTCCGTTCAGCGTCCGATCATCGACCCGGGTGCTGTCCAGGTATTCAGCCGCGAGAAGCTGAAGCTGGAGCGGGACTCGCTGCGATGGCTCCAAGATCAAGCGGACAATGGCCTCGCCGTCCACCAGGACCGTTCTCAGTGCGGCCTGTTGAAACCCGTAGAGGTCATAGCGCCCGGTGAAGTCCGCCGCGTCTGTCCAGCGCAACCACTCCGATTGAACACGGGCCTTCACCTCCGGGTTGCTCAGGCGGATCTGCGGTTTGATCCCCGCGCCCACCGCGCCTACCGTGACGATCTCCACGGCCCGCCGCGCCCATGGATTGTTCCGGTAGGAATCACGCGCCCGTTCCTTGAGCATCGGCGCCGGTAGACTGGATGCGAAGGCGGTTGATGGGGCGGCCCAGTTCGCCAGGCGGTTCCCCGCGCCGGCCGCATCCCAGATGGCGGAACGCACCGCTACCGCCCGCCCCAGGAGGCGGTTTTTGATCCAGTTGAACATGGGATTATCCCTGCGGCCTGCTGTAGACGAGCGGCTTGTGTTCTATGATCGGCGCCGTTGTCGCCTCACCCCGCTCATTGCGGACCGGAAGGCGCCTGATTGTGTGATTGCCGCCGAACCATCCGATGCAAAGGCATTCCGGCCTGATGTAGCGGATGCGTTTTTGGTGGCCGATGCCGACGCACCCCTGAGAGAGAGACATCGTGGACGCCTCCAGCGGTGTCACCTCGCGAACGTTGCCGCGCTCATCGAAAACAGACACGGCGACCGTCTGCTGTTGCAGAACGCATTGCAGGTAGTTGCCCCGGAATTCCATTAGGCCCCCTCTTGTTCGGACAGAATCGCCTCAATCTCGCGCAGCACGGGAACCACGATTCCCACCAGATCGAGGATCAGCATGATCTTGTCGCCCTTTGCCGCCCGGAATTTCCGCTTATACTTCTCGTCGTCCCAATTCTCATGGATCGTCCACGGCTTCTGAGTTGTGTAATAGCGGCCGTTCTCATCCTTGCCGATGGCAACCCAGAAGGACTCATAGTCGGGAAACTTCACCTTATGTTTCGGGCTGGGGTCCATCAGCCACTTCTCGGTGTCGATCACCTCGGCTTGCAGCATTCGCGTGAACGCCTCGGCAATGTCAACCGCGAGCGATACCGTGAGACCCCATTCCGTAAGGCGACCCACGACCGCGAACCAGATCACATTCTTTGTGGAGTAAAGGCGCCTCTGTCCGTGACCTGGATTCTGCTCGGAAGCCGGCTGAATCAGGCCCCGGTTGACCCACGTTTGAACCGTCGCAGCGTTCAGGCCCGCAGCCCGCATCACGTCCGAATTCACAAACTGTGCTTTTTGAAGATTAAGCTTCATAGACGTTCTCCCGACGGCTTGGCTGGCGCATCCGATATTGGCCTCGGGCAATGGCTAGTAGTAGTATATGCTATTTGCTGTTGCGGTGTCAAGCGCAAATTCGCCCACGGATCAAGAGTTCACCGCCCGCCCACGAACCGGCTGCGGTAGACCTGGTAGGCGGCCGGTGGCGCCGCTGCCTGCTTCATCAGCGCCAGCCGCTCGACCTCCTGGTCCACGTCCACCCCGTGCGCTCGCAGGCCGCACAACCCGGCGTAGGCGTAAACCGCGCAGTCCAGCGTCTCAGCCGCCCGGCCCTTGCGCCGCGTCCAGACGCGCTCCGGGCGGCCCCGCTTGTATGTGGTCTTCACGAATTCGCTGGTCAGCTCCTCGAAGAACTCCTGCCCCACCGTGATCGGGAAGTGCATCCGCCCCGGCCCCTCGGTGATCTTCAGTCGCGCCATGAGGGTTGACTTCACGGAATCCGTCCCGAGAATCCACACCCGGCCTCTACGGGCCTTGGACTCCTTGCGCGGCCACACCGGGCGCGGCCCGTCCTCGCCCTTGACGGCCCAGACCCGCCGCCCGCGCCGCTCATCGCAGAACCGGCAGACGGTCTCTGTCAGGTAGCCGCTGTCAACGCACGTCGCGTGAACCGGCATCAGGCCGGCCACGGGATGCGACCACTTCTGAAGTAGGAACTCGTCTAGCGCAGCCCATGGCTGCGGTGTAGCCGGATCACCCGGAAAGATCCGATGCCCCATTAACCATGATTCCTCACCCTTGCCCCAGGCGTATACGGAGGCTTCCAGGCGGTCGTCCTGAACATCCGTCCCGCAAATCAAGATAGCCGCCTCCGAGGGCACCACCGGGCCAAATTGCTCGCGGCGGGCCATCAGGGTGGCCTCGCTGACTGAAGACTGCGCCTGATCGTCCCACAGCTCGGCCAGGCTGGTATTGATGAACGTCCGCAGGCGCTCCGGGCTGCCTTGGGCCTTGATCCAGTCCTCCGCCAGCTCGCCCCAGGAGCGCCAGGGCGAATATAGCTCGGATAGACGAAATCCCGCGATCTTCGCGCCCGGATTTCCCGCTCTCCACTTTCCCCGCGTCACCATCCACGCCTTGCGGTGATGCGGGATGATCTGTTCGCACTTCTCGCAACGATAGCCGCCCTCTTCCGGTCGGCCCTCGGGCCATTCGACGCGACCCCATCTCAGTACTTGTAGGCCACCGCACAGCGGGCAGGGAACGTAGAACTCCCGCTGATCGCTCTCCGCGAAGGCCGCCTCGATGCGCGAACCGTCTTTGACGGTCGGACTCGAAGTCCAGATGATCTTGCGATTCCAGAACGTCCTGGTCCGCGCGATCGCCAGCGCCCCCGGGTCGCCTTCGCTGCCGGCGGACTCCTCATAGCGGTCCACCTCGTCCAACACCAAGTAGCGAATGGGCCGCGTCGCCAGGCCCGCCGGACTGTTCGCCCCGACGATGCTCACATGTCCGCCTCGGAACCGCCGGTGGAAGATCGTAGTGCCCGAGTCCCGCGCCCGTGGATCTGCCGCCAGGCCGTGAAGGATGGGGGTGTCCCTGAACATCGGCGCGAGCCGATCCTTGCTCAACGCCTCTGCCATCCGCAGATCGGGTTCAACGATCAGGCAGGGTCCGGGATCTTCGACCACGCTGTAGGCCAAGAAGCAAAGCGCCATCGCGGTCTTCGACATCTGACTTGCGAACATTAACACCACCTCGGAGTAAGGCGAGTGCGGCGCCATGCAGTCCAGGGGTTCCACCTGGTAGGGAAAACAGGCCCAATGTCCGGGCATCACGCTGCCCTCGGGCGATAATCGGACATGCTCGTTCGCCCACTCCGACAATCGCCATTCGACCGGCGGAAGAACCGCCTCCGCCGCAGCCCGGATGCACTCAGCGAGCGCTGTATTGGATTTCCTCATGCAGCCCCTTCAGGATGGCCTCGCATTCGCCCTTGAGGATCTTCCGGGCCTCCGGCGCGTCCGAAACGGCCGCCATCTGCGGCGCCAGCTTGTCGGGTAGCCGGAGGACGCCCGCCTTGACTGCGGCGAGGATCTTCGTCCACGTGTCCTTCACCAGTTCCGCCCGGATCAGCTTCCCGGCCTTCTCGTCGGCCTCCATCTCGCGGAGTCGGGCTAACGCCACTTCCTTCCTGCGGCGCGCCTCGTTCGCGGAGACCTTCCGCCGCTGGTCAGCTTTCGAGAGTTTCGGCATAGCCTTTCTTCGCTTCTTTCGCTTTTTTCGCGGTCTCTCTCTCTATCACCACACGCGCCCAGCGGACCAGCAGCGAGCCTTCGCCGCCGTACCTCTCGGGATCGGCCAGGATGACGCTGGCGGCCTCCAGGTTCGCGCGGTCGTGGCCGTCCCGATGCACGGACACGCGTGTCCGCTTTGCCTTCCCCCTCACTTTTTGACCCCTGCGACTAGGCACACAACGCCATCCTTCTACCCGCGAGCCTTGGCCTCCAAAGAATTGTTAGGCGGGGTGGGTCGGCCCAGACCGCAGAACCCTTTTTTCGCTTCTTTCGCTTATTTCGCAGCTACGCTCTCAGGTTCCGCAAGGCTGGCACAGAACTGGCACACAATCCGCTTGCTGGCACGGATCTGGCACACATCTGACACAAACCCATAGCGGATATGTCCTTTGTTTTCAACGCCGCTGCTTGTAAGTCGTTGACAGGCGCTACCTTGACACGGTAGAGGTCTGGCGTTCGAGTCGCCACGGGCCCACCACGGTTTTCAAACACTTACGGCCCCTTTCGAGTGGCCGTCGTCGTCTCTAGAGTCCAAATGTAGTCCAAACTCGTCTCCACACGGCGTTGGTAGCCGTGGTAGGCATGGGGATCATTTTTGCACGTCCGTTGTCTGGAGACGACGACAACATTGGGTCCCTATATAGGAGAACGGCCCCGAACGCCCCCCTTGGGTACCGCGCGCGAGGAATCGGCGCCGGCCCCAGGCAAGACCAGTCCGCACGCTGGAGGCGTAATCTTGTCAGGAGAGGTGAGCTCCATCGTGGATGGATTGAAGCTGAGCGAGCTGCCGGAACGCGACTATTATCTCGGCGAGGACCAGGAGCAGAAACCCGTCCTCATGCTGGCCATTCGGCGGGAATGCGTCAAGGACGACGAGCTCGTTCTGGTGCCCGGACGCGACTGGTTCCGCTACGTGCATCCGTGCGGCGGGGTGGCCTGCCACCAACTTGCGTTCGCGGCCGCGACTGAGCTCAGTCGCAAGACCGACGCCATCCTGGAAGGCATGTGGCGAATCTCGGACGACTACCACGGGAGCGACCTCGGCCGCCCGGTCACCCTAGATGACCTCGTACGCTACCGGTATGTGCTGCGCAAGCACCTCCAGGCCGACTGCAACCGGGACTACGAAACGTTCGAGGAAGGCGTCTACCCGGTCGACCTCGATCACCTCTGGGACTTGACTGGCGACCCGATTCCCGAGGATCTGAACGAGGTCGTCAGGTGGAAATACCAGCGCATCACGCCGGTGCCGCCGTTCGGGCTATGGATTCTTGGGCCGGACTCGGATTGACGTTCCGGTCCTTTCACCGAGGCCGGAGACTCGTGGCAGTGATTTGGTCCGGCCGGCGCGGCTGCCGGGCATCTCAATCGGGCGCGACGGACAGGAGGGGTCAACCTCCGGGTGAGGCGTTACTGCGGTTTCCGTGGCGTTGTTCGCGCATCCAAATCCGCCGTCCTATGATGGTGGTCTGGTTATCGTCTGACGCAGATATAAATGCCCGGTTGAGTGCTCGCTCCGGCAAGTCGGGCGCTCAGCTCGTGATCTCCATCCGGAAGATCGGGTACGGATACGTTGAACTGGTAAAGACCAGCTGCGGAAAGCCCTGCAAAGCGAATTGCCATGGGGACACCGCCAAGTTCGATGGAAAGCGCCTCAGGGTTCGCAAGCGCAGCCGCCCCGGCGAAGAGGCGCCCTGACTCGACCACGGGGTTCGTTGGACCGAAACCAGTCCCGAACAGCAAGATGGTGTCGCCGGGTTTTGCGGGCCGCACGGCACTGCCCGTTAACGGATCTGGGTTCGCAACCGTACTTCCATCCAGATGCACGGCCGCGGCAAATCGTCGATTGCCAATCTGGAATGCAAAAAACCCTGGCGCATATGCCTTGAGAACGACCTTCACCGTAGCGATCAACCCACGGGGCGATGTTATGCGGACCGTGACAGGACCCGTCGCCAGATCATCTGGCGCTTGGGCGTTGATCTGCCCCGCGCTAATGAACTGAATTGCCGCAGGCCGATCATTGACCTCGACGCCGGTGCCGTCAAGCGAAATGGGCATCCGGTCTCCGACAAAATCTGACGCGTTCCACATTCTGGTAGAAAGCGAAAGGCTTGATCCAAATATGGTGAACCAGCAGCCGCTGGTGATCTCAGGAGCAAAGCTTGCCGCATTGACAACCCCGTTCTCGGCGATCGTCGCGGCCATGGAAGGAGGTTTGACGCTCAAGTTTATGGGGAGGGATTGCACGCGAGTTGCACCCGGCACGGAGAAATTGATGGTACCTTGATACCTTCCGATTACCAGCGCGACCGCATTCACGCTCATCGTCAGGTTCGCCGGCGTTTGGCCTCCGTCCGGGGTGACCGATAGCCAGTTCCCGCTCGAGGTTGCCGCAGCCGTGTAGGTAAGGGGCAGCCCTGGATTCGAGATTTCAACCGTTCGGCTTACTGGCGCTGTCCGCTGCTCGACTTCCAACTCAATCGAGGGTGGCTTTATGACCAAGGGTGGCGGGGGTGGCATGACGAGCGTGACAGGCACACTGACAGGGCTGTTTGCCGAGCCAGGTGCCGTCACCGTGACTACGGCCCGGTACTCTCCCGGAGTCAAGCTAGTTGGGTCGATCGAAAGGGGCAGGAGGTTCTGAGAGAACCGCTGCTGTTCAGCACCAGGCTTCGCCGCCCCAGCAGTTCCGCGCGGCTTTGGCAGCGATACCCAGGAAGCCGCCGATGTGACGGCCGCGATCCAGTCCAAAGCCGCTACCCCTTGACAACCGGTGAAAACATACTCGAGCCAGGGCACCGACCGCCAAGTGTCGTAAGAAAACCGCAATGACGCCGGTGAAACGGTCAGCAGCGGCTGCGACGTAACGGTCAAGCCGACGCTAACGGTGACCGTCGGCGTATGTGGCAAGTGTGGATCTAGCACAATCCGGCCTGCGTAAGACCGTGGGAGATATCCCCGAGGCCGGGCGTAGACCGTTAACAGCTGATCCGATGTCCGGCTCACCACGAGCCATCCCCCCGAAGCAATCGTGAGAGGATCGCTATAAACGGAGATCATGTAGGGGACCGGCGAGCTGACCGATACCGTTTGTGGTGGCGGATCGGGATCGCCGATCCTGTACTGAAACGTGAGCGATCCTGGGGTGCAAACCATCTTGGCAGGCTGTCCTCGCGCGGGAAGAGCACTCAACAGCGTGACTATGACCGGAGCCAGCAAAGCGCACGTCGAGCAGTTCCGGGGAGCGCGTAGAGTTCGCGGGATTCTGACAGCCTGCGGACTCATGAATACATAGTGGGATCTAAGCGGAGGAATTCTCACGGTGGCGGACTCCTGCCTATTCGGTTGCTTGCCGGACCCTGACGAGGCCGTCGCCTGAGAGCCAAACAGCGGAAACCAGCGCCGTGGTGAGGTGTGACCGAACGGCAGATTCCGCTGTACCGATACGACGGCGCTCTCGTCGACTGGATCTCCGGAAGCGCGCTGACCGGCTCGCTGCGCTGGGGCGCGCCAGGGTTGTGCGGCACAGGAAGGGCACCATCAACCGCGTCATCCTCCACCGCATGCCGGGCGAACCGGCTCCCATGAAGAACACCGATTACATGGGCAAGTCGTACTTGTTCGCGCAGAAGCTCGACGACGGACACCGCTGCTGGCGGCTGAAGTCGTTGGTCGGCGACCGCAGCGAGACCAATGTCGCGCCCGAAGAAGTGCGGCCGATCTTCCTCCGCGTGCTGCTGGACTGCCTGGCTCCGGCGGAAGGCATCGCGCGCTTACTGGGGAATGTCGGGAGGCTGAAAGGCGGCCGGCTGGTGGGGTGACCGTCAGCGGATCACGAGCACCACAGCGGCGGTTTCGCCGGGGTGGGCCGCATTCCTATGTGGCGAGCCAATGTTGTCGCGTCCGGACGTCACGCAACGCCGGGGTAGGCCGCGCGCGTGCGCGAGAGCAACTGTGATCCCAGGCGGTCGAAGCCGGCTGGGCCTGGAGTCCAGATGGAGTCCATATCGCCACCCCTTCGCTTCGCTGGTGTCTAAATGGAGTCCAAATCGCCGTCGCGTAAGTCTTTTATTTTCGTGGACTGTTGCCTGTAATTGATTGATTTTATTACCTTGACACGGTAGAGGTCACAGATTCGAGTTCTGTCGGGCCCACCATACTAATCCGGACTAATCCGGGACAGTACACAAGTCAGAACGCGAACGTCTACTGAGCGGGATCTGCGGTCTGGCGGAGCAGCGGCCGGCGTGCCGTGCCGGTCAGGTGCGGGGAGCGCGGCAGACGACCCGGGTCACGTCCCTGGGCAGGGCGCTCCGGCTGCTGGTCCTGAGCAAGGCCTCGAAGTAG